GCCTCAGTCTGTTCTTTTACATACCGCAACGTGTCACCGTCTTGTTTAACAGCTTCTAGGCAAATCGCCTCAGTCTGTTCTTTTACATACTGCAGCGCGTAACCGTCTTGTTTAACCGCTTCTATAGCTTCGCTTTCTGTAGCATAAGAGGGAACGCTATCTAAAAAGGCTTGTGTCTTACCCGACACCTTAAGTAATCTCTCTTTTACGGTGTCACTCATTTTAATTCTCCTAATTTTGGTTTCGGCGAGAAGTATAACATATTTTGACAACCGTGTCAATAGTAAATTTAATTAATTTACATTTAAGTCAATAGTGGGCATAATTTTAAAATCAAACTACGTTATAAATGGGTTATAAAATGAAAAAAACAACAGCTCAGAGTATAGCGGACGTAAAGCGTTCACTGACTGCGCTAGGTAAGGCCCTAGGTAAAGCAGCCTTTGACAAAGCGGATATCCGTTCCGAAAAAAGAGAAGATGGGAAGCTTTGGTATACTCCATATAGACGGATAGTCCCCTTTATATGGACACACTATTTTAAAGGGCAAATTTTTGGGGAAGTATGCTATCGTAGTATATCTAGCACGCACCTTGACGTTATTAAAGATTTTTTAGTAAAGCAGGGTTATAAATGCAGCTAAGACCTTACCAGCTTGACGCTAAACAAAGCATATATAGGGAATGGGATACCGGCGTAAAAAACGTATTATATGTACTGCCTACTGGCGGTGGTAAAACGGTAACACTTTCCGACATCGTCCATGAGCATACCGGGGCGGCTTGCGCCATAGCTCACCGCCAGGAATTAGTAACCCAGATTTCTTTAGCCTTAGCGCGTGACGGTATCCGCCACCGGATTATAGGCCCTACAAGTGTGGTTAAGTTGGCGGTTAATATCCACATGGCAGAGGTAGGGCGGTCGTTCTATGACCCATCGGCTAAAGTTGCAGTGGCGGGGGTGGATACTCTCATACGCAGGGAGGCAGAGCTTAAAAACTGGCTTCTGTCTGTTACCCTATGGCTTATGGACGAATCGCACCACCCCCTCATAGAAAATAAGTGGGGCAAAGCTATTGAAATGTTCCCGAACGCTAAAGGCCTAGGCGTTACTGCCACACCTATCCGAGCAGACGGTAAAGGTCTAGGCAGACACGCAGACGGTAACTTCGACGTTATGGTCGAGGGACCTAATATGCGCGACCTAATTAATATGGGATTTCTTACAGATTATAGAATATTTGCGCCTCCCTCTGACCTAGACCTGGGCACTGTGCAAATATCGGCTGTCACAGGGGACTATAATAAAGACGGGCTACGTAAAGCTGTCCGTAAGTCCCATATTATGGGCGACGTTGTAGCGCAATACTTACGCATAGCGAGCGGTAAACTAGGGATAACTTTCGCCACCGACGTAGAGACCGCCACGGAAATAGCGGCGCGGTTCAATGCGGCGGGAGTTCCCGCTGAGGTAGTAAGTGCAAAAACCCCAGACGCGGAACGGGTGGCAATACTCCGACGCTTTAAAAATCGTGAGCTGCAGCAGCTTGTTAACGTAGACCTATTCGGCGAGGGGTTCGACCTCCCGGCGATTGAAGTTGTAAGCATGGCTAGACCTACCCAGTCGTATAGTTTATTTGCTCAACAATTCGGGAGAGCGCTCCGTATACTACCCGGTAAAGAGGTGGCTTATATCATAGACCATGTAGGTAATGTCGTCCGTCACGGTCTCCCAGACGCGCGTCGGGTTTGGTCCCTTGACCGCAGAGAGAAACGCTCCCGCGAAGCCCCGACCGACGTTATCCCCGTTAAGGCTTGCCCTCAGTGTACAGGAGTATACGAGCGTATTTATGCAGTATGTCCATTTTGTGGTTTTAAGCCTATTGCCGCGCCACGGTCGGGGCCTGAGCAGGTCGATGGTGACTTATGCGAGCTAGACGCGGCTACCCTTGCCCTTATGCGCGGAGAGATAGCCGAGATAGACAAAGACGCCGAGCAATACCGCGCGGAGCTTATGGCTAAACGCGTTCCTCAAATAGGGCAGCTAGCCCTAGTTAAAAAGCACGTAGAGAAACAGAATACGCAGGCCCAACTACGAGAGGCCATAGCGTGGTGGGCGGGATACCAAAGAGCCGAGGGGCGACCGGATAGTGAGAGCTACCGCCGTTTTTTCTTCGCGTTTGGTATTGATGTAATGGGCGCGCAGGCATTAGGAACTAAAGAGGCGCTTGATTTAACGGAGCGCATAAATTCACACTTAGAGGAGTTAGGAAAATGACCGAAAAAGAATTACAGAAACAGCTAGAATTAGTTACAAAAGAGAGGGATAGCCTTACTGTTAAATTATATCAAACGAGGGTACAATTAAAATGTTTTAGGAGGAAAGCTAAAAGCGCGAAGTATTGGTCAGAGTGTATGCGCGCAGCAGTAAATCAGTCGGGCCAAGCTAAATTTATCGAAAACTTAACACGTAAAATATATTTAGGTACGGAGGTTAAAAAAGTCGGCTGCCATAAATGTAACCCGGTGGGTATCTTTAATTATGGAGGGGACGAAGACTGCGTCCACTGTGCGGGCACCGGCCACCGTTATATAGGGGTTACGGAATGACCCCTCTATCAGACTGGGCGCAGCGCTGGAGAATACCTCCTGAGGCTATCAAAGACCTACAGAACGCATTAACCAAACTGACACCCGACCCTAAGACTCAGGACGGCGAGAGTGAGGCGGCTATACAAACGCGGATACGCTTAGAGGCCAGCCTTAAAGGTCTGCGCCTGTGGCGCAACAACGTGGGCGCTGGATACATGGACGACGGCTCTTTTATACGTTTCGGTTTGGCGAATGACTCCAAGCAGATGAACGATTCTATAAAATCACATGACCTTATAGGTATCCGCCCTGTGCTTATAGAACACCATCACGTTGGTAAGGTAATAGGTCAATTCGTGAGCCGTGAAGTTAAAGCCGCGGGCTGGCGGTATACAGGCAGTAAGCGAGAGGAGGCCCAACTCCTCTGGGCGCAATTAATTATTTCAATGGGCGGCGACGCCTGTTTTGCTAACGGAGAGGGGACTTTATGACTCCCCTATTGACAAAGCTGTCAATAAATGCTAATCTTTCACAAATGGAGAAATTAAAATGGATAAAAAATTAATTATAGAGTTAGCAGCGACAGAGTTAGCCGAAGAAATAGGGCTTATCAACATGACGCGAAAAGAGCTATGCGATAAAGTGGGGATTCCTGACGGTGCGTTTATGGCTATTATGGACGAAAGTTTTACAGATTTTATCAGTCGCTTAGACTTACCCACAGGGGACATTTTGGGTCGTAAGCGGGTAAACCCTAAACTAAGACGTAAGCACGTCCTAAACGCCGCCTTAGAGCTTGCAAAGACTAAAGGGTATAACGTAGTGACCCGCGGGGACATTGCGACGTGTGCGGGAGTATCACCCGGGTTAATCTCTCATTACTTTAAAAGTATCGAGGCGTTGCACGTGGTTATACTTAAGACCGCTATTAAGCAAGACATCCCGGAAATTATAGCCCAGGGGTTAACCAACCGCGACCCTATCGCTATTCAGGCGCCAAAAGAGCTTAAGAACAAAGCTATTGCATATTTAGCGGAGTTATAAAATGTTTATTTTACCAGAGGCTCTTAAGCCATTAACCGACTATGCTCAATTTTTACTATATAAATTAGTCTGGGACGAAGTTAAACAAAAGCACAATAAAATACCACTTAGCCCTCATACGCTACAGGCCTACCCTAAGGGGAGTAACTGGCAGCAAGATATTAACTCTACCACTACCTATGAGACCGTATCCTCCCTATTACCCCAGTTACCTGAGGGCTACGGAGTAGGTTTCCTTTTTACACCTACAGACCCTTTTTTCTTTGTGGACATAGATAAATGTCTGCAGCCAGATAACACCTGGAGCGCGTTGGCCATGGACCTTATGGGGCGACTTGACGGGGCCGCCGTTGAGGTATCCCAGTCCGGGCGGGGTTTACACATATTCGGTACGGGGGTAACTCCTGAACACGCAAGTAAAAATATACCTCTTAACATAGAGCTTTATACAGAGGGCCGTTTCGTGGCTTTGACAGGGACGAACGCTATCGGTTTCGCGGCTAAAGACTGTAGCCTTACGTTACCGCAGTTAGTCAATGACTACTTTATAAAACGTGAGTCTGATGTATCCGAGTGGACGACTGAGCCGGTAACGGAGTATAACGGTCCCGAGAGTGATGAGGACCTGATTGTTAAAGCGTGTGAGGCGTCGGGTGCGGGGGCGGTGTTTGGTAACCGTGCTACCTTTACCGACCTATTCACAGCTAACGAGGACGCTCTGGCTAAGGCTTATCCTGATAATGAGGGCCACCGTACGTATGACGGGTCGAGTGCCGACGCTGCCCTAGCTCAACATTTAGCATTTTGGACGGGCAAAAACTGTGAGCGCATAGAACGTATTATGAAAATGTCCGCTCTCATACGTGAGAAATGGGACAGAGAGGACTACCTTATCCGTACGATTACCCGCGCGGTCGGTATGCAGACTTCTGTATATTTTACGGGCGCTTCTGATACTGATACCGCCTTAGCCGAAAAGTTTGGCGCCGTTAAACTCCGGGCTTCCTCAGACGCTCAACGTAGTTACGGTGAGTCTATCCGTGCTAAAAAATTAGCTGAGGTAGCAAATGACGAAGAAACGGCCCTACGTTTAGCTCGTATTACGACCGCTAGAACGTGGATAGATAACGAGACCCGTACCGCCTTAGAAATTGCGGCTATGGTTACCCCCGTAGGCGAAGCGAGCGACCCTTTAGGGAATATGTCCGAGGGGCCTAAGATTGTCTCGGGGTTTCAGTACCTAGCCGCGGACCAACAACTCGAACACTTTAAAGGCTGTGTTTATGTTCAAGAAACTCACAGGGTTTTAACCCCTAAAGGCGCGCAGCTCAAAACCGACCAATTTAACGCAACGTATGGGGGGTATATCTTCCAATTAGACGAGTCCGGGGATAAAGTTACCCGTAAGGCCTGGGAAGCGTTTACAGAGTCTCAGATTATACGATACCCAAAGGCGGAGTCGAGTTGTTTTAGACCTGATTTAAAACCGGGGGCAATCGTTGACGTAGACGGGCATAAACTTGTAAATACTTACGTGCCTGTTATTACTAAATGTGAAGAGGGGGACGCTTCCCCTTTTATAGGCCACCTTACAAAATTGTTACCAGACGTACACGACCGGGCTATCCTATTATCATATATGGCGGCCTGTGTGCAGCATAAAGGTATAAAGTTTCAGTGGACCCCTCTAATTCAAGGCACGGAGGGAAACGGTAAGACTTTACTTACTCGCTGCGTGGCGTTCGCTATCGGGGACAAATACACACATTTTCCTCCAGCTAACGAAATATCGGAAAAATTTAATGAGTGGTTATTCGGTAAGTTGTTTATAGGTGTTGAGGACGTTTATGTAGCTGACCATAAAAAAGAAGTTATAGAGGTCCTTAAGCCTATGATTACAAACAATAAATTAGCCAAAAGAGCTATGCAGCAATCCCAAGTAACCGCGGATATGTGCGCTAATTTTATGCTTAACTCTAATCATAAAGACGCTATCCGTAAGACCCACTCAGATAGACGCTTCGCAGTGTTCTATACCGCGCAGCAGAGCGCCGAAGATTTAGCCCGTGACGGAATGGACGGGGAATACTTCCCGGAGCTGTACTCCTGGCTAAATAATGGGGGGTTTGCAAGAGTAAATCATTACCTCAGCACGTACCCTATACCAGAAGAACTTAACCCCGCCGGTAAATGCCACAGAGCACCGGAGACCTCTTCCACACGTGAGGCTATTACTTCCTCCATGGGTGGCGTTGAGCAAGAGATTTTAGAAGCTATAGAAGAGAATAGAATAGGTTTTGCGGGTGGGTGGGTTTCATCTGTTCACCTGGATAAAATGCTACAGCATACTCGATTAGCGTCTAGAATACCGCAGAACAAACGTAGGGAAATTTTACGACAACTAGGTTACGACTGGCACCCTACCCTATCAGACGGTAGAGTTAATAATCCTGTGGGGATTGACGACCATAAGAAGCCGCGGTTATATATTCGTAAAGGGCATATTCATACATTTTTGGGAACTACTATGGAAGTGGTTAAGGCATACGTGGACGCACAGACGGACATAGCTAAAGAAGTGTTTGGGGCCTAGCCCCTTAACGCCTCTATGTCATACTCTCCGTTCCCTGCTATAGGGTATACCTCTATTTTACTGGCGTTTATACACAAATCTATTGCTTTGTTTAAAAAATATCGAGCCTTATCGTCTACCCCGGAAAAAGATACTTTAACCGCCTGAGCCTGCAACTCGCTCCGGCTCATATTTGATATTTTAATAATGTTTTCTATTAATGTGGCTTTGTTCATGGGACTAACTCTATAAATGTGTATGTTACCGTGTAGAAGACCAGGAGCATAGCTGCTATCAGAAGGAAGACCCGCTTACTCTCCATCTGATACCCCCTTAATCCCTATTTCAGTTAATGTTGAAATTATAGCTGCTGACCCAATAAAAGAGCCTCTATACTTCCAGCCTGAAAGGGATTGACCATTATCTATTCTAAACTTCCCCCCATCTTCGGACACCAAATGTTTTTTAAGTAATCTAACTTTTATCTTTTTTGTAGCCGTTTTCCCAAATTCAACCTGTTCTCTAACCTCTACGGTGTGGGTCATTTCTTTTTTCATCTTTTTATTTCCTTAATCATAATCTCAATTTTATCTAACTTATAATCTAGATACAAGTACATACTCATACCTAAAATTAAACCTATTGCTACGCCTAGTACGAAGTTGTTTATTTCAGATTAGCTCATTATTCTTTTACTCTACAAGATACCAAATATTGCTCATAAATTGCTTTTTCATTCATATTTAAAGACATCATCATCAAATCATTTAGCATCTCATCTGGCAAATGTAATTTAATATACCCTTGTTTTCCTTTTTTAGATTTAACAACTTCCATTATTCCTAGCATTACTGGATAGAATCTCATTTTTTCGGTGTTTAAATCAATACCTTTTATTTCCACTTTCATATCAACTCCTCAACTTCAATCATTTTAAGAGCTGCGAATATTTCCGCAATCTCAACTTCTAGCCGTAACTGTTTCATAATTATTTGCTTTGTTTCTGCGTCTTTCATTATAATTTACCCCCATTTTGAATTGTGGCTTTAAGCTCTTTAAATTTAGTGGTAGCCTGTTCTAAAGTGCCGAATTGTTGTGCGTAGTATTGGTCCTCAACTTTTAGGCCTACTTTATAGTTAATGTCGCAGAGGACTACCTGCGTGTCACGTTTGCGGTAGCCTGCCCTTACTCGAATAGCTTTAAACATTTCTTGCGATATTACGGTATATAGAGGAAGCTTCATTTTTCAAACCTTACTGTAAAGCCTGCCGCTTCGTAAACTGTCAAAGTTCTGTCTACTTCACGCTCTGTGTACTCCGTAATGTCAACGGTCTTACTCAACCCGTTACGTGGGTTACTTATTATTAGTTTCATGTATCTCTCCTCTAAATGTGTTAATGACTCTCCCGTTCTGTGCCAAAGCAACCCTTTGCAGTTTGGTATTTATGTCGACCTTAGTGTAGTCGTATTTGAGCAAAGTTAGGATACCTGTCCCCAAATTGTACTCGCTCGCTTTGATAGGCTCAGTCTGTAACTCTTCGCCATTTCCTATAATTGCTAACATTTTGTAACCTTTTTTATAGAGTATGCTGAAATTATACTACATATTATTTATAAAGTCAATAGTTAGTAATTTATCAGATGTTATTTAGGGTGTCAATACGTAGTAACTCTACCCATACCCCGGATTTAGTTGGGGGTATCTGGTGTGACGTAAAAGCCCTAAATTTAGGGGTAAGCAGAGATTTAACCCCACACCTGAAACACGTTTCTCCTATTCCCCCATATTCAGAATGTATATACCGTATATAGAAATGTGTTTCCCCGCGCGCGCCTTTTACTACTACTATTCTTTCTTCCTCTCCTATGTATAAGAAAATAAGGGTGCGGGGTATAGGTGTATTTTACCCCTCAAAGCCCCTAAATTACGTGGTTTTAAAGCACCCCGCACCCTCAGGGGTACACGGGGTATACTCGGGGTATTGACATAGAAACATAAAAATACTATACTTAGCATAGAAAAGTTATAAAGGGGCAACGGTGACTATTAATTTAACAACGGGACAAGCGATTAGATTTATTTTAGATAATTACCCAAAGGCTAACAAAGCTAAACTAGCTAGAGCACTAGGGGTAACCTATAAATCCGTGCACAAATGGGAAACTGACCGCGCTAAGATGAGCGCCTCTGTGTATTTAATTTTTAAGACCATATTCCCCCATTTAGAGATTTCCGATATAGTGCAAGGGGTAGATTTTGAGCTAGAGGGAGGGGACTTGCCAAAGCAGGCCTTAACTACTCAACGGGCGATAGAGTATGTAGTGGCTAAAGACCCTATCGCAACACGGGCGCGGCTAGCTAGAGCACTAGGGGTTACCTCTAAGACTTTAAGCAACTACGCCACGGGCAAGAGCCGAATGAGGCAAGACATTTTCGTGGAGTTTCATAAGCTGTACCCGACTATTGAGGTGACCGACGTCTTCCTTGCAGGGGTGAGGTATGATAACAATTGACGATAAGCAGATAAAGAAATACGAACGGGACTTAAAGACTTTCGCTAACCGTGCATATCCATTCGCAACACGCCAAACTATTAACAGCGCAGCGTTTAAAGCCAGGGGGATAGCTCAGGGTAACGTACGCTCAGGAATGATTATCCGTAACAAGTGGACAGAGAAGAGTATCCGGGTAACCAAGGCCGGCACGCTTAACGTATCCCGCCAGGTAGCTATAGTCGGCTCCCTTGCGCCATACATGGAGACCCAAGAGTTCGGGGGTACCCAACACAGCTCTAGCGGTAAAACTGTGGCTATTGCTACGGGATACGCAGCGGGTCAAGAGGGGCAACAGCCTAGAACACGATTACCCAGACGACCCAACAAGATGGCAACAATACAACTGCAGAAGCGACGAAAGGCGGGGGGCACTAAGAAGCAACAGAACTTCATTGCTATACGTGAGGCGGCTACAAGCGGCTCCAAGTTCCTGTACCTAGACCTAGGGCGCAGTAAGGGGATATTCAAAGTCACGGGGGGTAAGCGTAAGCCCAAGATAAAGATGGTCCACGACCTTAGCCGCCGGAGCGTTGTTATCCCTAAGAATCCGTGGCTAGCTCCAGCGGTACAAGATACTAAGCAATTCATACCCGGGCTGTACAAAGACGCCCTAGAGTTCCAGCTACAGCGTAACAGTTTGTTTAACGGTAAAAAATAAAAGGTACTGTGTAGAGGGGGGTAACCTCCCGCAGTTTAGATTCAGTCGGGCGGGCCTCACACAAAAAGCGACTTTTGTACCAAAATGAACTAGGGGATAAACCTTTTAACAAAATTCTGCTATGATTAGCGCATGGGAAAACGAGAATTAGTAACAAAAGCAATTTTTGCAGATATAGCCGGGGTTACCCCGACCGCTATTACAAAAGCGTGTAAGCCAGGAAAGGGTTTAGCTAAAGCTACTGTGGGTGAGGGTGTTAAAATGCGGGTAGACCCAAACCACCCGGCTGCGGTAGCCTACATCGAGGACCGAATACAAAAAGGTCCTAAGGTCACAGTCTCCATAAACGGAGGGGAGGAAATCCCTTACTCTGAATATACGGAGGGGCTAGAGTCTACACCAAGACCTACCGGGGCAGGAGCGGCTAAAGAGTCTCGTAAGCGTGTCAGTATGTACAATATTGACGCCTCCGAAGTCCCGGACAATATGCAAGACTTTGCAGATTTAACTATCCGCGAGGTGGTGACTAAATTCGGGACAGATTACCGAATGGTAGACTACTTAAGAGCGCTCAAAGAGATAGAAACCATAGACGAACGCCGTATTAAAAGCGCCAAAGCCCGGGGGGAATTAGTACACCGAGACCTAATCCTCAAAGGGGTTATAGAACCGATAGACTCCGCACATAGGAAAATGTTAACCGACGGGGCGAAAACGATAGCCCGTAGAAGTGTGGCTATGATAGGCGCAGGCCGAGACGTAGACGACATTGAGAAATTTATAGCGGAGCAGCTATCCTCTTTCATAAAACCTGCTAAGGCTAAGATTAAAAGGGCGTTAGAAAATGTCGACGATTAAAACCATAGGCCGAGAGTGGCTATCTGACCAAGTAGACCAACTAACTGAGGAAATACACAAAATTACACCCTCACGCTTTAATGAGGAGTATAGATACCTCCCTGAGTCCGTTACGTCTATGCCCGGGTATATCCGCTACGATGTTAACCCGTATATGAGGGAAATTGTAGACTGTTTCGACGTAGACAGCAGTGTGAGAGAGGTGAACCTAAAAAAAGGGGTACAGATTACCTACACCACACTCCTAGAGTCTGGTTTATTGTACTACATGGCGCACGTTAAGACCCTCCCTTGTATGTTTGTTACTGCAGACAAAGAACTCGCCACCGCCAGGATAGAGAATAATATTATCCCTATGATAAATCAGTCAGGGTTTGGGGATATAATACAATCGAGTGACGAGGGGAATAGTCGTAAAACGGGTAAGACTGCAAACCATCTACAATGGTCGGGAGGGGGGTATTTAGTACCAGGAGGGGCGCAAAACGCTAATAAAATGCGTATGTACTCTATAGCGGTAATGCTGAAAGATGAAATAGACGCCTGGCCCGATACTGTGGGAAAAGACGGAGACCCGGACTCACTTACAGATGATAGGTGCTCAGGTTACTGGGAGCGCCGTAAAATATTCAGGGGTTCGACCCCCCTTATCAAAGGGACTTCTAAAATTCAAAAAGCCTACCTCCGCGGAGACCAGCGCAAATACCAAGTGCTATGTAAAAAATGCAGCTGCCCCCAAGAGCTTAGGTGGTCGTATGGGGACAACGAAAAAGGGGGCTTTTACTGGGAAACGGAGGGCGGTATTTTGATACCCGAATCGGTACAGTACCGCTGTAAAGAGTGTGGAGAGCCACACTTTGAGCATGATAAGGAGCGCCTATTTTCGGAAGCATTCGGGGCGCACTGGAAACCTACGGCTAAACCTGTGGAGCAGGGCATACGCTCCTACCACCTACCCGCCCTTTATTCGCCGATAGGTATGCAGCCATGGTACAAAAGTGTGGGGGCATATTTAGCGGGGTTTGACCATGAGGAACGTAGGGTTAAAGATATTGCGAAGTATCAAGTTTTTTATAATAACGTTCTGGCGGAGCCTTTCGAGATTATGGGTTCTAAAATTAGATTCACTTCTGTATCTTTACACCGTAGAGCGGAGTACCGTCTAGGGGAAATACCAAATAACTACGCGGTAAGATTTAGTGGGGGACCGGTCCTACTGCTAACTTGCCAGGTCGACGTCCACAAATCTTTTTTAGCGGTCGCCGTGATGGGGTGGGTACGCGACAGCAAGCCTTACGTAATCGAGTATATACGCCTAGAAGATGAAGACTGCAGCGAATCAACGAGTAGAGTGTGGGGTGAGCTGCGCCAAGTCATTGAGGAGCGTAAATACGAAGCCGACGACGGCAAAAAGTACAGTGTGGTTATGACCTTTATCGACGCGGGTTACGCGAATGATACGGTAGTCTCATTTTGTGCGGACTATGCGTCTGGGGTCGTGCCGGTATTAGGACGGGATAGACCCAGCAAATCAAACAGAGTTAAAGAGTTCTCAGAGTTTACTACGCAAGGGGGAACGGTAGGGTACACGATTACCGTTGACCATTACAAAGACCGCCTAGCCCCTGTATTACGTAGGGAATGGACGGAGGACGCAGGGACGCAAAACCCATACCACTTTAACGCCCCGGTAGACTTGCCCGACAAAGCCCTAAAAGAGCTTACCGTAGAGAGCAGACGGGAGCGTACGGACCCTAACGGGAACACCTCTTACTACTGGCACCGCCCGGGCAACGCGAGAAATGAACTGTGGGATTTATTAGTGTACGGCCACGCAGCTATCGAAGTTATAGCGTGGTCGATATGTATTCAGTATTTTAAATTAAAAACGGTAGACTGGGATAAGTTCTGGGATTATTTAGAGAATGAGCAGATTTATTTTGAAACTTAAATTTTTTTATGATATACTTTTGAAAATCATAGGGGGCCTAGATGGATTCGTCATTTTTGCGAGAGCGTATTACTGCAACTAAAAGCCAGATAACCGCATTAGAAAACGCAGCCACGGACTTATCCTCAGGGGCAATAGTATCCTACACCATGGATACGGGACAATCCCGCCAAGTAGTTACAAAAGCGAGCCTAAGTACGATAAATAACGTAATTAACTCCCTCTATAACCGCCTAGCTACCTTAGAGGCAAGGCTTACCGGGAACGGTACAGTAATAGGGAGACCGGCGTGGTAAAACAATTTTTTAGCAAAATGTTCAGCGCCACAGAGTCCGCCCCCACCTCAGCCATACCGGTAATCGGAATTGACGAACTCTCAGACCAAGCAAGTGATGGGGGGTATAGTAATTCCCACTGGAGTGGCGACAAATTCTATGGGGGTTTTGGGATTACAAAAGATTACTCGATAGTAGACTACTGGAAACTCCGAAAACGCTCTAAACAACTTTTTACCGAGAACTTATACGCACGTGGTCTTATTCGTAGATTACTCACAAATGAAATTAACAAAGGTCTAGCCCTAGAAGCTACTCCCGACGCCGACATATTAGGCCTTGAAACCTCGGTCCTATCCACATGGTCCGAAACCATAGAGCGCCGTTTTGCAATATGGAATAAACTACCCTCACTATGTGACCATAACGGCCTACGCACTTTCGGAGCGATACAACGTCAAGCCCGTATGATGGCTTTAATATCCGGGGACGTTTTAGTAATACTACGTCAAGGTCCCTCAAAACTCCCAACCGTTGAACTCATAGACGCCGATAATATAGAGAACCCCATGTCAGATACTTTAATCCGACAGGCTACAGCCCGAGGCAATAAAATCAAGCACGGCGTAGAGGTAGCACCTAACGGTAACCACGTAGCTTTTTACGTTAAGCAAGATAATGGCATTTCGTTAAGAGTTTCAGCTAAAGGGGAACGAACGGGTAGACATCAAGCGTGGTTACTATATGGTACGGAGCGCATGGTAGACGACGTAAGGGGGCAGTCCCTCCTAGCGCTAGTAGTGCAGTCCCTTAAAGAGGTAGACCGATACCGTGACGCAGAACAGAGAGCCGCCGTAATTAACTCTATGATAGCTATGTGGGTTAAAAAGACTGAGGACAAAATGGGGACATTACCTGTAACGGGTGGGGCAGTTAGAAAAGATACCTACACTACCCAAAACGACGCCCAGGGACGCAAGGACGTACAATTCTCGACTAACCTCCCTGGAATGGTAATGCAAGAGTTACAGACGGGTGAGGAGCCGGTAAGCTACGACACACGCCGCCCTAACGTAAATTTCGGAGCGTTCGAGGCCGCAATTATTAACGCTATTGCGTGGGCTAATGAAATACCGCCAGAAGTTCTTACTCTCGCATTTCAAAATAACTACTCCGCAAGCCGCGGGGCGGTAAATGAATTTAAGATATACCTCGACCGTATTCGTACAGGGTTCGGTGAAGAGTTTAACGACCCTATATATCAAGAGTTTTTAGTATCAGAGACCCTTATAGGGACTACCGATATGCCGGGCTTTTTAGAGTCTAGGAATAATCCTAGCCTATGGTATATCTACGGGGCATGGGTATCCGCGGACTGGTCTGGGGCTATCAAGCCTAATGTGGATTTACTTAAAGAGGGTAAAGCATACAAGCTCCTAATAGACGAGGGCTTAATAACAAGAGAGCGCGCCACAAGAGAGCTTACTGGCATGAAATACAGTAAATCTGTACGCCAGCTAATAGGTGAAAACGAGCAGTTATCCGAAGCGGTACAGCCCCTAATTAATGTGGGGATAGTTAAAGACGAAAACCCGAGCGCTATCGCTGAGGCGGTAGTAGAAGCAATGAATAATATAAATGAGGAGTAGAGTATGGCAAATCCAGTTTTAGTAGCGTGTCCTGAGGGGCAATGGACCAAAGTCGCGACAAATGTTACGGCGGGAGTTATCCACATCTTAAGCACAGCCCCAGAGAAATATACACAGACCTACCGAGATACAGCAGGGGCAGCTCCTACAACGTTAGCGGAGGCCGTGCCTTTTAAAGAAGAGTTAAATATTTCTGCCTCTGCAGGGATTGACGTTTATATCTGGCCTATCGGTGCCGCAGGTAACGTGAGGGTAGACCTATGACAGTAGGTAATGGGGGCCTTAAAGATATACAAGGCAAGTATAAAGGTGTTACTATAATTACAGAAAATACCCGTGCTATCCACGACGGGGAGGAGTTTTCAATAGACGCAGACGGTACCCTACTTAAAGCTGCCACCCTTAAATTATTAGGTATTACAGGGGATAAGCAGGTCCACTTTGACGAATTTTTCGGGAAATTTTCACAGGGGGCGGTACGTATCTCACTTTATGAGGCCCCAACTATAACAGCCAACGGGACGCCAATCCTCCCGGTATGTAGTAATTTTGAAATAGATAATACTGCGGAGCTGGCCGTGCATAGCAACCCAACTACTACAGCTAACGGTACCTTTAAAGCGAAAGTATACCTGCCCCGTACCGGTGGGGGTGCGAATGTTTCAGGCGCCGAGGGAGGAATAGCGGGAGGCAGGGTACTAAAAAGAAACACCGCCTATTTATTCCTCATAGAAAATTTAGACGCAAATGTGGATAATGTATACGGGATTAATTTTACGTGGCACGAATCTGATATTATTTTAAATTAAAGGGGGTGAAATGAAAATTATTAACCTACACGGTATCGTCGGAATCCATATAAACGCGAAAGAGTTTAACGATGAACTCGATAACACGACGGGGGACATTACTCTTGATTTAAATTCAGGAGGCGGATACATTACGGAGGGCGTTGCTATCCTTAATAAAATGCGGAGCTATAACCGCGGTAAGATTATTGTGCGTGTATCGTATGCGGCTTCTATGATGACACAAATCGCTCTAGCTGCCGACGAAGTGCAAGTATATGATAACTCTATATTTATGATACATAACGCCCTAGGTGTGGCCATGGGGGACTATAGGGAAATGGATAAGCGGAAAAATATGCTTAAATCTATGTCAAATATGTTATCCGTTGCGTACGTAAAGAAAACAGGTAAGACCACAAATCAAGTTTTAAAAATGATGGACGACGAAACTTACCTTTATGGAAACGAAATCCTTAAAGAGGGGTTCGCGGATACCCTCCTAGACACAGGGGACGACCAAAACAGAACAAAAGATGAAGCGATAGCCTACTCCCATTTACAAATGGAGGGAGTAAGTAGAGCGCTAAAAGAAGAAAATCTGTCTATTGAGGCGCTATCTGCGTGTGTAGGAGACTGTAATTTAGAAAAAATAAGTTATAATAATGCAGCAGAGGCAGAAAACCAAAACAGCGGTGGGGAAGATACTCCCTCTAACAATTCTAACACAGGAGAAAAAGGTATGAAACTTTCAGAATTAAAGGCACAACACCCAGAGTTATTTGCGGAAGTTGTAGCAATAGGCTGTAGTCAAGAACGTGAGCGCGTGACAGCACACTTAACAATGGGGGAGGCGTCAGGCGACATGGGCCTAGCGGTAGCTAGTATTAACGAGGGTGCTGAAATGAGCGCAGCTATAAACGCTAAGTATATGGCAGCACACATGAAACGCAGTGAGACAGACGCCCGTAATAAGGAAAATGTCCCGGGTGTTACGACGCCAGGCGGCAATGAGGCAGACGGGGACACAGCTATGGCGGAAGCGGTAGCGAAACTTTTAGGAGTAAACAATGGCTAATCTAACAATCGAAAATATAAGTAACAGCTCTGTGTTTTTTGACGGTGAAGAGTTTGAAGACGGACTTTTAACTTTTGCAGGTGCGGCTACGGTCGTAGAGGGTACAATTTTAGCGCGTGACTCAGTGTCCCTTAAATTTGTCCCTTTTGTTAAAGGGGGAGTTACTACAGGGAACGGTATCCCTAAAGCAGTTCTTACGTACGACGTAACAGCTACCGGAGCTGGAGACATTGCTATTCGTGCAGGTATTGAGGGGTATGTCAGAATTGATAAACTCATCATCAATGCAGACGGTGACGGAAGCAACGTAGACGCGGCGGTCTTAGACCAACTTCGTGATTATGGTATCACAGCACAAACGGTGACAGAGTTAAACGACTTTGACAACCAATAACAGGAGAGAGATATGAGTAATGCAACTACTAAAGTAATGTTGGCCGGATACCAAGCGAGACGTAGACCTACTATGTTCCTAACGGGTATGTTTCAAGCACCTATGGAAAATTTCCATACTTCGGAAGAGGTAGAAATCGACATCATGCGTAGCGAAGAGGATATCTCTATTGCTATTACAGACCTAAGCACGGGTGCAAGATTGAACAGTGAAGACGACTTCACTAACAAATCGTTTAAGCCCCCAGTACACAAAGAAAAAGGCGCTATCCCAGCACACAAGCTTATTAAGCGTGAGTTTGGGGAGAACCCTTTTGAGAGTCCTGATTTTCAGGCGAACGCAATCGCTAGAGGCACACGTCTAGTTACTAAAATGGGTGATAAAATTGCGAGAGCAATGGAGCACCAATCCGCGCTAGTTCTTACGACAGGTACCGTAACTCTTATTGATGGGGCAGGTGCAGCGGTTTATACAATTGACTATAAGCCAAAAGCAACACACTTCCCTACTGCGTCGGTAGCGTGGAATAACGCAAGTTCTACAAAACTTAAGGACATCGAAGACCTCGCTAACGTAATCCGCAGCGATGGTTTAGAGGACCCGGATATGCTAGTAATGGGCGAGCGCGCGTACGAGTTATTTATGGCAGACGCAGACGTTCAAAGCAAACTCGACTTACGTCGTGCTGAGGTAGGCCGTATCGTTCCTATGGAAATGATGGGTAACGGTGGAATCTACAGAGGGACGGTAGAGGTAGGTAACTACAAATATGACATTTACACATACGGTGGGCGTTACAAGCACCCACAGACAGGGGTATCCACTAAGTATATTCCAGATGATAAAGTAGTAATCCGTTCGTCAATGGGTCGCCTAGACGCAACATTCGGCGGGATTCCAACTATCGACAAAGATACACGCGTACCGGCGCAATTGTTTACGCGTCTCCAGGACACAACGGGAGTTATGGATTTACAAACAAAAGGCTGGATTACAGACGACGGTGAGACGCTATTCGTACAAGCGGGAACTCGCCCTCTTATGATTCCTACAGCAATCGACACTTTCGGGTGTTTAGATATTAATATCTAAGGGGTAAGGCATGAGTAAGTTACTTACCGCGGCGGCGCTAATTGCGCTGTCTGTAACCGCCCTAGAAGCGGAATTAAAAGCCAATGCCTACGGCGTGGATACCTTAAACGAGGCTATCGCGTTAGAATCTGAAAAAAAAGAGATTCGTAAAACTGCTATAGAGGCACTAAATACAGCACTGGGGCCAACGCCTGAGCCAACGCCTGAGCCAACGCCTGAGCCAACGCCTGAGCCAACGCCTGAGCCAACGCCTGAGCCGGGCCACGTTATAGCTAAAGGCAAATGTCTAACTAGCCTCAAAGGTATTTTAGCAGCGGGGACACCCGTAACCCCGGCGCATTTCGCAGGGGGGCAGGCCACATTATTTGACCACCTTAAAAAACGCGGGTTTATTGAGTAATGAATTTAAGACAGCAAGCCGAATCAGACCTACGGTTTATCCTAGAGGATAGCACTACAGGTTTCGGCTGGCCTATTACAATTACAGACCCGGACGGTTTAACTTGTGAGCTAACGGGCTATTCAAATGACATATCCCAAGTTATTGACCCTGAGACCGGGCAAATAGTTAGCGGGCGCTCCGCTACTGTGGCTTTGCGTATTGCGTCCATAGTTAAAGCGGGCTACGCAAAGCTACCGACTGGGGTAGCCGATAAAAAAATAAAACCGTGGGTTATGGAGTGTAAGGATATTAATTGTAATATTCATACTTTTAAAGTCATACAGTCAAACCCAGACAGAAGCCTAGGGATACTAACCTGTATCCTAGAGGCCTACACTACATCAGGAGACTAAAAAAATGTCAAAAAGTAATTATTTAGAAAACGCAATTATAAACCATGTTTTAAGAAATGTGCCTTTAACTTCGCCGGCTACTGTGTATGTAGCATTATATACATCGGACCCAGGTGAGGGCGACACAGGGACAGAGGTATCAGGTGGGAGCTATGCGAGACGCCCGGTAACTTTCGGTGCCCCTGCAGACGGAGTGAGCACTAATAGCGCGCTTGTTTTATTTGCACAAGCTACAGCAGCATGGGGGACGGTTACGCACTTTGGGATACGTGACGCCCTTACATTAGGCAATTTACTATATAGTGCCGCTCTTACTACATCAAACACAATCGGCATTAATGACGCTGCAAAATTTGAGGTAGGGACGTTAAGCGTTACCGAACAATAAGGTAGGCTAGTATGGCGTCCGCGTACTTCGTAGAGTGTGGTGAGGCATTAGCCCAATGTGGCGAACCCTTAGCCCAGGCTGGAGAAATTCAAGTTATTCAGCTATACGGAGACGTGACGGGAACGGCCACGGTTTCAGGTGCAATATCGGCTACGAATGCCCTATCAGGAAGCGTGACGGGAACGGCCACGGTTTCAGGTGCAATATCGGCTACGAATGCCCTATCAGGAAGCGTGACGG